ATTTAAAGCCATTTCTTCTGAATTTTCAAATAAACCGAAAGCAGTTCCTCCAGAGAATCCTCCAGATATAGATCCTAGCATGTCATCAAAATCAAGATTCGAAGATCTATTTAAGAAAAGCATATTTTCTTCGATAGCTCCCTGAGTATCTAAATTTTTAAGAATTGCATCAAAAGAATCTAAACCAGAAGCAGCACTGAAACCAACTTGTACGTTACCTCTTGCTTGAATAGCAGCAAAAAGACCTTGTGTACCTCCACCTAAAGCAGTGTTAGCAACGTTAGCTCCAGAAAGTTCACCTTCTACCATGGCCATTTCTAGGTAATCTTCAAATCTAAGTCTTGTTTCAGACTCAGCTTTTAGGTACCATAAATAACCTCCAGTACCATCTTCAGTAGCAACTTCTACCCAACCGATCTGAGCAGTGTCAGAACCATTGATAGTATAAGTACTTCTAATTATGATTGGTTGATTAGAAAATTGTGTGAAAGCAGGAGTAACCGTAACCATAGGGTTGTTTACCGCGTTATAAGGGTTAACACCAACCCCTGCGTTACCAGTTGAAGTTCCTTTTTGGAAGTTTGATCCATAAACAAATATTTTTACTCCCGGTGCATTTAAAGCAACGTTAGCAATTCCAGCAGCAGCTAAAGTAGCAAAACCATAAGGCTCTACAATTAAAGCACCTGTAGTTGTGTCTGAAGAACTAACAAAACATTTTGCTTCGTTTCCAAAAGTATCCATTACAACTATTGTTGAACCTGGAGATATTGAATTCAATATCTGAGGCTGAACGCCAGCTGCAGTTACTGGAATAGTTATTACTGCAGCAACAGCTGCACCTCCAACAACAGAACAACCGTTGTATGCAATGTGTAATCTATTTTGTTCTGACCAGATAACTTGATCAGACGTCATAGGCATTTCAGCGCCTACCATACGTAAAAAGCCTGATAACGTTCTGTTACCATATCTTTCTACTTCTTGTTCATACAATTCCGGTAGGTATTGTTGAGCAAAGTTATTATCAGCACCCGCCGTGGTACCGTCAAACGTCAAAAAATTGTTTTGAAGTAATTGTTGTGATTGAGAGGGTATAATACTCCCAAACTGTGGACTTAAAGCCATAATTATTAATTTTTAATTAGTTAGTTAAATTTTTTAGTTTTTATTCGTAATTTTGATGAATCTAATCCACTAATCGATTTTACTTTTAATCCGTTTATGAAAACATTTCCATCGGCAACTTGCCTAGGTTTGTCTGTCGAAGGATTTTTGGAACTTTCAATAACGTTTTTAACGCCATCTGCTTTTCCTTGTTCATAAAAGTGATGAGCAATTTTATCAGCATTCATGGCAGCATACATTGCTTTGTGATAACCCGCTGGATCTACAATCTCACCTTTGTCATTAGAATATTTTTTGACAAAGTTTTGTACATCTGCTTGTGTTTCACCAACTTTAACTGGATCTTTTATACCATATCTAAATTTCTTTTCTCCTACATTGAAATCAAAACCTTTGAATTCTTGAGAAAAAAGCTTTTTAGTGTTGTCTCTAAAATCTCCATGTAATCGTTGTGCGCTTTCTTGTTGTGCCTTGTAGTTGTCGTAAAAGCTTATAGCTTCTTGCTGTTCTTGAGTAGCGCCCGGTCTCAACTTGATCTCGTCGTAATATTTACTTTTTGAACTTTCTAAGTGCTGTTTAGCTTTTGCGACTTCTTCTTTGTAAGCAAGTTTCTTTTTACGAATGTCCCTTGCTTCGTCTACATCTTCGTCAAAGTCAAAATTGTCTTCCATGAGAAAAGCAATTTCTTCTAAATCTAAATGCGGTTTTGTTTTTATATAGTACTCTTTTAGTAGTTGCCCACTATTGAGTTTAGAGTAATCTTTATTGAGTGCTACGTAATCTTCTACGTTTCCACCCGTTTCTTCCATAAATGAAACTAGTTTTTCAATGTTTTCAGGTAAAGATTTTCCAAGAACTTTTTCATCTCTTTTAGCTGCTGCTATTTCTTGTTTAATTTCTTTAACCTCTGTTTTTTCTTCCTCGGTTACTTCTTGGATTGGGGAAACTTCTTCAACAACCGCGACGGGCTCTGATATTCGTTTGTCCACTTCAACCAAATCTCCGGTTTGTTTTTCTTCAGGAATTTTTCCTGTTTCTCCGATTTGAATGGCATTGTCTTGTTCTTTAGGTATAGTTACTTTAATAACTTCAGGAACAATTTCTCCTGTAGCTTCTGGTTTAGTTAAATCTACTTTTATTGGATCGTTTCCACTAAGACTTCCTAAATTCTTAGGTATTCTTTTTTTTGACTTTAATTTAAAGTCACCCTCCTGTTTAACAGGTTCATTTGTTTTTGTTTGTTCTGACATGATAAAATATTATATAATTATTGTAAACCTAGACCTTCTAGTCCAAATTCTGATAAATTCCCTCCTGTATTTTCAAAATCTACAGGTCCAGAATCATTTTGCCGTTGACTAATCAACTGACTTTGTTGAGTTCCTTGCAATTTAACTCGTTTATCTTTACGATCTTCTATTTGTGTTTCTTTAGAACCTTCTGTTCCTATTTTTATTTGAGCTAATTGTTTATTGTATTCAAATTCTTGAGATAATAATTGAGCTTTGATTTGCATTTCAGTTTGCATTCTTTGTATTTCAAACTGAGACTTAGCTTGTTCAATATTTACTTTTTGCTCTGTTAAAGCTTGTTGTTTTTGAACTTCTGCTAAAGCAGTTTTTTCAGCAGTTTCAGCTTGAGCTTGAGCTTGTGACTGTATCATACGTTGTTGATTAGCCTGGTCTTGTTCTTGTTTCTTTTTTCTTTTAAGCTTTAACATTTGATTAGCTAACTTAAGATTTTTTATTTGTCTTATATCTATAGCATCTTCTAAGTCAATACCTTGCTGTTGCAAAGCTATTTGTATATTCTGTTCTAACGCTGCTCTTTCTTCTTCGTCAGGTTCTAATTCTAAATAAATACCAAAATCATGTAAATTTAAATTAGCTATTTCAGATAAAGTTTGAGCATTATAAAGAGAAATGCTTTCAATTAAAGAGTTGCGTGTTAAAGAAAAATTCAAAACATCTGCTAGTTTTAAAGATATATTTTCACATATTCTTAATGACAAGTATAAACTTGCTTGATTTATATGTTTTGTAGCTATGTTTGATTGGTTAGCCGCCATTTTAGCTAAACCAACTAAAGCATCTTTATCTGGTAAACTACCATCTCTTGCTTCGTTAAGCCCCGTTACATCTCTTATCATTTGTAAATAATACTGATAAGTTTGAATTAAACTTTGTAGTTTAGCACCTCCACTTGAAGATGTTAATTCTTGTATAGGAACTTTACCTCTATTTAATTCACCATCTTGTGTTAAAGATCTACCAACTATAGAACCAGTTTGAAAATACATGTTTAAAGCTTCGGCAGGGTTATAATTTGTTCCATTACCCAAATCAACCTCTGCTAAACCGTCCATGTCTAAAAAAACACCATCTGGAACTAATCTAGCTAATACTTGTTGCATTTTCAAATGAGTTAACTGTATCATATCTGCAAAGCCAGTTATCTTACTTACTAAAGATTCTATTCTACCTTTGTACATTCTTGGCGCACATATAGCATAATTCATTTCAACTTTAGTGGTGTCAGCCATAGGTCTAGTCATGTTTTCGGCTAATTCCCATTTTAACAATGTGTTATTTCCTAAAATTTTTACACCACTATACAAAACCTCTATACTTCTTGAAACTTTATCATATGTATCAGAAGGAGGAGGATTGAAGTCATCAGTTTTTTGAATTATTTTTTCTAAACCATTATCAGTTTGTTTTAATTTAAAAACTTGATCATGATAAGTTTTATATTCAAAATATAATACCTGTACAGTGTTGTTGTCGTAGTTTCCATAACCTGTTACGTACTGACTATTACCTGGCATCTCTTGTATGCGCTGTAATTCTTCATTACTTATATTAGGAAATTGTTTTTTTAATTCTGGAATAGTAATTGATTTTACTTCTCCAACATAATAAATATCTTCAAAATTAGGATCTTCTGTATATGAATAAATCATATAAGCTGGATCTACATAGTCAATCTCTATGCCATTAGATTTATTAAAAGTAGTTTTAGTCGCGGCAATACCACACGTCACTAAATCATAATTGATTCTACGTTTAGTTAATTCCCATTTATTTTTAGCTAAAGTAGTAGATATAGCTTCTTCCTCTGCTATTTCTACAGACTGCTTGTAGCTTAATTGCATATGTAATTCTAGTTCTTCTTCTGTTCTAGGTAAATCTAAAGGAGATACATTTGATCTTTGAAGATTTATACCTAAAGTTTCTTTAGCTTTTTGCATTTGATCAAAAGCAAACATATCTTGTGCGACGCCAGTTGCATATTCTGTTCTTTTTTTAACAGATTCTGGATCTTGAGAATAAGCTTTTATTTCAAATTCTTTTTGAGAAATTCCATTAACTACTATATCAACAAACTTAGATATAACAGGCACTGGCTTCCAGTCTAAATTTAAATAAGACAAATCACCATTGATAGATAATTCATCTTTATATTTTTGTACAGATTGCTCACCTCTAGCATATAAACGAAGATTATGAAAGTTATTAAAACTAGTCAAATATCTGTTCCCGTTAGTTCTACCTTGGTTAAACCATTCCGTTTCAATAGCGGATGCTACTTGTGAACCGTATTCCCACGAAGCTTTTTCTGCTGCCGGTACTACCTGACTTGGAAAGGCGCTATTAGAATTTGTGTACATTTTCATTTATTCAATAATTTTTGACATTGCTCCCTTGTTATTATATTTCTTAATACCTAAATCATAAACCTTTTTTTTAACTACATGGTTTGGTCTATATTTATTTTTGTTACAAGCCATAATAGCTAATCCAGAACTTATAGATGCATCATGACTTGTTCTATTGTTTATATTAAACTTAGCCCAATCTTCTAAGGTTCTTTGGAAATATAAATCTCCATAATTAGTATCAGGTCTTAAACCAACGTAATCTTGTATATAAGATTCTATTGCTGCCGCATGAGCTTGTTTTATATCTTCACTTGAATTAGGTATTCCACCTATTTCTCTTTCTGTTACTGATAACTTATTATAAATTTTATCAGGTCTATTCATTGAGTAACCTCTATAACCTCTTCTTTTAAAATAATAAAGTAATCTAGGTTTGTTATTTTCTGCAAGTATTGGCATGCCATAAAATATACAAGCCATTAAAACATCTTCAAAAAATATTTCTGCAGTTGCGGGTCTAGCTATATATTCTAAAAAAAAATGATTAGAAGGACATTCGTCCATAGAAAATTTAGTAAGACCGTGTAAAGATCCATTAGAGCCTCTTCTATCTACTGTTCCTGATATATCATAACTGTCACAGCCAAAAGCTCCCATATGTTCATTACCCGGATGTTTTCTGCCATTTTTTGAAATGACATTGTTTTGCAAATTATTTGATGGAACCCAAGAAACAAAAAATCTTCCATTATTGCTAGGGCTAAAAACTACAGTTGTATCTTTAACACCATTAAACCATTGAAAATTTCCTTGAGTTACTACATTAGTGTTTTTAATATCAGCGTTCCAGTCTATTTGCTCATAAATTTTAGTTAGATTAAATAAAGATGATTTAGCTTCATCTCTAAAAGCATGCTCTTCTGTACGTGGAAACTGTCTATAAAATTCATTTAAACCATCTTGATCTCCCTTAAGACCATCTACTTCATTTTGCCAATACTCTATAACACCTAAGTTTATCTCTGTACCATGGGGATCTTCCACTTTGATTTTTGGAGTGTCAAAGACAGGCACGCCATAAGCGTCGATATATCCTTCGTAGTTCCATTCCATAGGTATGAACAAAGAATATAATCCTGAGCGAGTTTGTCCATTGGCGTTTCTTTTTGTAACATCTGAGTCATAGTAAAGCTTTTTAAAATTTTCACCACCTTTATCTAAAGAGTTTGAGGTACTACCCATCATACACTTACCAATAATTTTACTACCTAATCGT